AATTTTGGTTTCAGCAAGCTGAAGCTTTAGGTCAAGGTCAAATAAATCTGATGGATTCATATCCATTTCATTTGTTGCAGAACCAGTATACGAATCAACTGCCCAAACTCTTTGATTACCTAGCCAACAATCGTAGGGGTATTTTGCATTTTCTTTGGCTTCAGCAATCGTATTACCTTCAACGATAACCTCTACCTCTATTGGTAACATACCTCTTAGGGTTACTCTGTACTGGCTCATTTGCTCACCTCCTCTTGCTTTTGCTCTTTGACGAAAATATCAAATTGCCTATCCGTTACTCTATCTTTAAACTCCAAGAAGCTATCTAGATAATCTAACTCTTCCTGAGTCTCGCAAAGTCTTCGCAAGGTTCTTAAATCTGCTCCCGCGTAAATTTCCCTAAATCTCGCTTTATCGAAAAGCGTTTTGCCCCAACCCTCTAAAGTAATAGTAGGGCCTACGCATTTGTAAGTTGGTTTAAATTCATTCATATTTTTTCTCCGTAATTATAGGGTCGCACCTCGCTCCCCCTTGATACGTATTATACAGGAGATTGTTTACAAATTGTAAAAAGAATTGAATTAATTTCTAGCCAGCTGGCGGACTGATCTTGGCTAAACTGTCTATTGTCTATAGGTCTATATCTATAGCCTACAATCTAGCGTCATTTGTCTATAGTCTAGCCCGACAACCCGACACCCGACAATCTAAAGTCTATAGTTTAACCCGACACCCGACACCCGACGCTGTCGCAAGCAATAACGACACCCGACACCCGACACCCGCCCCGCTTTCGTCTGTCGGTTTCTATTTGCTAGAGATAGGAAAAGAAAAGAGACAAAGAAAATGCTATTTTTACCCGTACATCTACCTATTAAAAGAATAGCTTTTAAATGATTGGCTACTTATCCGCTATATTAAAAGTATACAGATAGTAAATAATAGTATAGAATACACCTATTGTTTAATTAATACGGAGGAATAAAACAATGAATAATTTACAAAATAAAGCGAACCTTATCGCGACCATTTTTGAAGGGGAAACTTGTTCTCATTTTAATTTATGTTGCGAAGATGAAGAATTTAAAACTTTGTTTATTGACGGAGTAAAATCTAACCAGTCAATAATTCAAGTTGCTAATATTCTGACTAACTACGCTAACGAAAATCTAATATAGGGGGGCAAGTAATGAGTATATCTAAGAATGAAATTGATTTAAAAAGTACAAAACCTATTTACCCTAGATCAACAAGAAATTTTTATTATCACGTTGTAGAAGGAAGAATTTTATATTTCAGCTATAACACTTTAATTGCTATTGGCGATCTAATAAGTTCTAACCAATGGAGCGTAACAACTGCAAAACATCTATATTGGATTAACCCCGATAAAGATATAAGAGTTAATGACTTTGAAGAACAAGCAAGGAAGATATTAAGTAAAGATAATTTAATATCTGACTTCGACCACTTAAAAACTGTTTCCGCCATATCTTCAATATTTTCTTTAATGGCTAATGATGAAACAGAAGAAGCCAAAAGAAAAACCAACGACCAAAGGAAAAGATTCTATGAAACTATAGAGGGAATTTCTTTTCCTGATGATTGGGATTCTTTGAGCGTTGAAGATCAAGAAGAAAGACTCAACAAAACCGATCAATTTGGCAAGGGCTAAACCAATGATACAAGCAGAAATTAGAAAAGGCGATAGAGTGATTTTTCACACTATCGCCAATACCAAACAAGAAGCGGAAGCAGATCTTTTATATCAATTAATGGAAAGGATTAATGTTTCATTAAGATTTGATATGCCCGACTATAACCCGACTAACCCCCCGACTAATAACCCGACTAAGGAGCAAAACTAATGGCAATGAACTATATAGACAAAGTGGATAAATTAGAAGAATTTGGAGTGTTGCCCGACACTTTAATTATTGAAGTAGAAGGCGGTTGTTTGACTGAAGTCCATAATGACTCTAACGGATATATTGTCTTTGATTGGGATAACATCAAAGATGAAGGCAAACTCGAAGAAAAAGAAAAAGAGTTAGCCAATATTCTAAAACTATTGGAGGGATTGTAATGACTGAATCAATAGAAACGATTAAGAGCGACAATTACGTTGCCAATATTTATATAGATGATATGCCTGTCAGTCCGAGAGAAGATGATAATTTTGGAACTTTGATTGCATTTCATTCCAAATACGATTTATCAGATAACCAAGATTTTACAAAAGAAGAACTTATACAACATATACAGAGAGACGATATATTTGCTTTACCTGTATATATCTATGAACACTCAAGTATTACCCTAAGAACTGAACCTTTTAATTGCGAATGGGATAGCGGACAAGTAGGTTATATATTTGCTACTTACGAAGATATTAAAAAAGAAGGTTGGAATACTGAGCAGGCAGAAAAATTTTTAATATCAGAAATAGAAACATACTCCAATTACATCAACGGAGAAGTGTACGGATACCAAATATATAAGAAAGGAGACTGTGAATACTGTTCTGATGATGTGCATTCTTGTTGGGGATTTATAGGTTATGAATGGGTACAAGAAGAAGTTAAAGACCAATTAAAGTATTTTGAGGAGTCCGACAATGGCTAAATATAAAGCAAAAAGATATGTTCTGGAATCAATATGGGAAGAACAAACAGTAGAGTGCGAAGCTGATTCTATAGAAGAAGCTGAAAAGAAATTTTTAGACAAAGAATATGACTTTGATTACGAGATCATTTCTCATCAAATGGGAGAGTTGGAAGAGAGTGGTTTAAAGGTTAATGTTGAGGATATAGAATTAATTGAATCTGAAACAGAGGAGTCCGACAATGAAAAAATATAAACTTACTACCTCTTGGACAGGATATAGTGAAATAACTATAGAAGCTGACAATGAAGATGAAGCTAAAAATATTTTCTATGACGGATGCTACGACCCTAGTAATGAAAAAATGACGGGTAATGGATTGGATTATGGTTTTGAAAATGAAGAGATTATAGAGTTAGAAATTAAGGAGTCCGACAATGAGCGATAACATCAACCCAGCCTATTACCGCAAAGGAATAGAAACGACTGATTATATTGTTTCTCATTCTATGAACTATGTTGAAGGCAATATCATCAAGTATGTTACCCGATATAAATACAAAGGAGGCCTCGAAGATATAGAAAAGGCTGAGTGGTATTTAGCCCGACTCAAGAAAGACTATTTAGACGATATTAAAGATCAAATACAACAGGAGAATAACAATGGCTAAATACAAAGTACAAGGAGAATACACTTATACAGTATTCAAGATAGTAGAAGCTGATAACGAAGAACAAGCAAAAACTATTGCTCAAGATGATGAACCTTTATGCACTTGGGATACCGTAGATCAAGATAGTTATTTTGAATTTGTAGAGAGTGCAACAAAGGAGATCAACAATGAATCTTAAAGACTTAGACAATACCTGGCGAGAGACTTGCCCAGATGAAGCTAATGGATTGGTTAGCAAACGTAAGAAGGGCAACAGGTGGAACAGAATATTAGAGTCCGCAAAAGCCAGAAACAAACTCAAGGAGAAAAGCTAATGAGTGAATTTATATGGAACAAAAAAGAACATACATACTTCCAAAAAGACAATCTAAATGGTTGGTGTGTATGTGAAGGTATGACTGTTTGTGGAACTAAAACTGAATATCAAGTATCAGACGGAATAGATAGAAGCGAAAGTTACGACTTTCTATCTCTTTATGAAGCCTTGAGAGAATGTATTAGGTTGAATAAAGAATATCCTCTACAGGAGAAAAGCTAATGGAATGGTTGGTAATCAAAACAGATAGAGATATGCAAATATCTACTCAAAAGGTATTAGCTAATGAACTTAACGAAGCCTTGAATAAAGCAGAAGAAGAATCTAATTGGAAAGATACCCTGTATGACGATTGCATACTAGAAGGATTAGATATTTACCCTAACGATATTCAAGCTATACAAGTGGAGAAAAGCTAATGAACTATGTAATTAGATATACAGACCTAAAACGAACACACTTACTTACTGATGAATTTGAAGATATTAATAATGCAGAAGCATTTATAGATAGTAATTGGTTCGGTAAAGAGAAAAAGTTTTATACGATTGAGGAGAAAAGCTAATGAGTAAATATTACTTTGTAGATGAACCTGACAAGTTATATACCTTAAAACAAATATGCAATGTATTTGACGAACTTGCAGTATCAGAAGGTAAAAACGAAAGAGGTTATAAGTGGATTGATTTTGTAAATCCTATAGCCGAAGCTGAAATGAGTTTTGATATTACGATTGAGGAGAAAAGCTAATGAATGATTGGATAACAGAAGAACAGCTTGAACAGGGAAGAGTACAAGCAGAAAAAATATATAAAGAGTTTTTAAACGACACTTACCCTCGCGGTGAACAAACTTGGGATGAAATAGAAATTGACGGTCAATATTTTGATATTGAATGTTGGGATGAGGATATGAAAAAACCAAGGACTGAAACATTTTGTTCTATATACCCGACATACTTTATAAATGATTGGAGAGAAACAGATAGTGAGAAATGGATTCGTTTATTTACAAACGGGGAGAAAAGCTAATGATAGTTGTAACAGACCCTAATTATTGGGATTGCGATTGTGATGAAAACTATATTCATAAAAAATCAGTAACTCTATCTTGTCCTATATGCAAAATGACAGAAGATGAATGTTCCGATTCAAGACCTAACGAAATAAAACTTTATTACAAAGACTATAACTAGAAAAGCTAATGATTGAGATAATTGATTTACAAGACGACCTTTGGACAGGTGAGACTTTTAAAAGCAAAAAAGAACTTAGAGATTTTCTAGCATCTGATTGTTGTTACAAAAGTGGATATTCTGATAAAGAATATTACAAAGTAAATGCTCATGTAAGTTTAGATGAGTATTGTGAAATGTATGAAATTAAATATGTGGTAAAAACCTAATAACTCCCGACTACTTACTCTCTATGGCCTTGGTATCCGACTTATTCTCAATCGTAATACCTGTCTTAGATCCTAGTAAGTCCTGGAGTCTACGCTCAACTTCTTCCCGACTCATCTGATCTATCTTTCCATGCAATACTTCCCGACGATCAACGATAAGTCCCCCGACTTTAAGCAACAGTCCTTGAGCCTGTATGGCTGCGTTAAAAGCTCCCCGACTCCAAGCGTCATCTCGTAGCTTGTACAAGTCCTCGACTGCTCGCTCATGCGACAGCTCAAACTTTTTCTTAGCCTCCGACATCAATCGTTCATACTCCCGACGTACGTGCGAATACTTATTGCCTTCTCGCATGTACCTACCGATAACGACAGGATTCTTATATCCCGCCTTCTTAGCGGCCTCTGCAAAC